GTAGATTGTATTGTATGTAAAGGCAGAGCTCCGAATTTTACTGTTGTAAGTGGGCCTGGCGGGAATGGTATCGCCAGCATCATTGGCTTGGGTCCAGTAAAAAGAGACGCAGAAAGATGCACAATAGGCACTACGCGTCATGCATGGATTAGGTCGCTCATCATTTACACAGTACTGCTAAAAAATTATTAAGGAAAGCGCGGCACTTCGTATGTAAGAGCGTGTCGCGGTTGGCTGGTGAACTTTCGATAGTGCGAGTATTGAATGATTTCCAGCCGTTACCGATTTACGTGTTTATTAGCGAACAAACCACTCGTCAGCAGACTCCCAGGTATCTTTCAGCGTCTCCTGAACAAAAGTTTTTGCAGAATCTTTATCGGCGGTGCGAGTAACTGAAAGGCCATCGTTGCTGGTGGATTTGATGATCACTTCTACATCGTCATAACGTTTACTGACACGTCGCAGCATTTCTTGTTGCAGGGCAGGAACAGAACCTTTTGGCATTTTGTTGATTTTGGCTGCGGGGTATCTGTGGGGCATATATGGGACATAAAAAGGCCTCAAATAAACAGCAAAATCGAGATTAGGGATTTTTAGAAAAATACAACCATCTGAAAAAACTTAGAAAACACCCAAAAACCCACAGAATAGTAAAAAACATCTATGAATTATGGATTTCAAGAGTCATTCAATCTAACTAATTGATAAATAAAAAATTAACTTTTCATCGCTTCGTTATGGGGCATGGTTGGGGCAAACTCGCTTAACTGTGTATTTAACAGCGTTACCTGCGCATTATTATTTTCTGACATCCATTTCCCGTACACCTGAAACACCATTTGCGCATCTGCATGGCCCATCTGGTTTGCAATGAATGCCGGGTTAGCTCCTGCTGTTAACGACCAGCAGGCATAAGTGTGTCTCGACTGATACGATTTGCGATGGCGGATTCCGGCACGCTTTACCGCTGCGTCCCACATCTGCCTTATTGAGTCAACGGTAAAATGGTCACCATAATTTTTTACTTTCGCTGACACTTCAGGTTGAAAAACAAAGGTACATTTTTGTTTCTCTGTTCTGCCGAATTCTCTGAGGTGAACATCGATGATATGCTCTTTGCTCAGTCTCGTTAGTGCCATCTGACTCCGGAGAGCGTCGATTGCGGGCTTAATAAGGTGAATCACACGATTGGTTCCCGCCTGTGTTTTTGGTACTGTAAAACGGTCTTTTGCCAGATTTCTTCTGATTATCATTGTTCCATTTTTCAGATCTATATCTTCCCATCCAAGCGCACAGAGTTCACCAGGGCGAATCCCAGTATAAACGGAAACACACCATAAATTTTTGGCTTGCTGATTTCTGCACGCGTCAATAAGGCGGATAAACTCCTCCCGCGAAAGTGGATCCGGGATGGTTCTCGACTCCTTTAATGGTGAGATCCCCTTAAATGGATTGTCTGCCAGATAACCGTTATCAACACCAAACTGGAACACGGCGTAAAGATTTGTCATGTAATTATTTACGGTAACAGCCGATCTCCCGGGTTGTGTAACAATATAGTTACTTTTGGGGATCTGGTATCCAGTCAGTAACTCTTTACGTACCGCCAGCAATTTTTCTTTATTAATCGATGATGCAAGATTTTTTTCACCGATTATGCTCAGAATATTTTTGATGACGGCACGGTACGTGTTGAGTGACGTTTTTGCGACTTCAGTTTCTTTCAGTGCCAGAAATTTTTCAGCCAGTTCTTTTATGGTTAAATCTTGTCGGGCCTCACCAAATTTTTCCAGATTGTGTGAGGCGGGAAACTGTTTTGCATAGTCGAAAGCGCCAGTTTTTATTGCGTAACAAACAGAGGCGCGTAGCTCACCTGCAATGCGCCTGTTTTTTGCTGTGTCAGGAACCCCAAGATTTTCCCGGACTCTTACACCTTTATAAACAAACCAGATACGTAATTTCCCTCCATGGTTTTCCACGCCTGTCGGATATTTCATTTCAGCTTCTCTCATTGGTTCGTGTTGCTTTTAGTCAAGCAAGATGACGTCTTGGTCTTGCAGATGCCTGGCGCTCAATCCAGCGATCAATTTCTTCCAGGTTGTAAAAGCATGGACTGTTATCCCATGGCATACCGTCATGAGCGACATGCTTATATTCCCTTCCTTCCATAAACGATTTTTCCCGGGCCTTTTTTAACGTACCTTTTTTATTCCTTTCAGCGCAATTAACTGCTCTTCGGATACCCATTTGCCGGGAGAGACAATCATGATTACTTCGCTCATCGCTTTCTTTATCTCTTACATCAGACGAGCGCCGGTTGCAGAATACCAGTCACAACCGGCGACAGTTGAACATTAAGAATCAGCCTGACTCGGGATTCAGTTTTTGCCAGATAACTGAAACGTATTTTGCCTGGTAACGGGCGTCATCAAGTGCATTATGGCGCTCACCTTCGAATGGAATAGCCGTTCTGGCATCGAAGTCTATGGCTTTCCCCAGCTCAACGATTGTGCGCACATCGCGATCGTTGTAGTAACGCCACGGGCAGGGGATCCCCTGCCGTTCGTATGAACGGCGCAAAATCGTGTTGTCGAAGTTGGCTCCATTTCCCCAGACCTGAACAAAAAATTCACCGGAGTTTTCGTCGATAAATTCCCGCAATTGTAACAGTGCATCATCTAACGGGATTTCATCGGTCATAATGGCAGATTGCGCTTCGCGTGATTGCTTAAGCCACCATTTAGTGGTGTCCCGATCAATGACTCCGCCAGCAGTTTCCAGATCGATAGTCTTACTAAATTCCGGTCCCATATCTCCGGTTTGCGGATCGAAAAATATTGCACCTATTGAGATAATCGGGGCATCAGGATTTTTTCCCATGGTTTCAAGGTCGATCATTAGATGGTCACACGTCCTGCTGGTGGATGTGATAACGTGATGACCGTTCACCGTAATTAAGGGATCTGACGCCTCGCCAGTTTCACTATCGCTGGCGTGGTCCTGAGCGCTGCCAGCATTCTCCTTGTGTGGATGTTCAGCGCCTTCCATTTTCTCCGAATCGTCTTCCTGAACTTCAACCAGGTTCTTGTCATCGAATGTTTCCTGGTATGTTGCGTCGCCCATCACCGCGCCACAATCAGGGCAGTTGCCGCCGCCGGTCTGACCGCAGGCGGTGCAGACTTTTTCCACTTCCTGTTGCGCCACTGGTTCAGGCTGTTTCGTTTCTGGCTCGTTTTGTAACGCATTTGGGCTGTTTTGTTCCGCTTTCTGGTCGTTCTGTTCCGTTTCTTGCTGGTTCTGGTACACAGAATCGCGGGTCTGGATCCCCTTAATCCATTTCGGATCATTCGGGTCGCTAATCCCTTCAACAAATTCTCCGCGAGAGGCAGCCAGTAATTTGTCTGCATCGACAGGGTTTTGGGGCGGAATGTTTTTCCGGGCTTCATGGAGTTCTGCCCGCTAGTTTCTGATATTTCGCATCAACAGAATTTACCTGTGACTGAGCATCCAGCGGCTGCGTGTCCTGATGATGTTCAGTTGCATCCGGTTCCACTGTTTCAGCCGTTGCCTGTTCATCTGCCATTGCGCAAGATGGTTGCGGTTTTTCTTCATCATTTTCTTCTTCTTCTGTTTCCTGCTTAGCAGACAGTTCGCGGTTAACTTCTTCCAGGATATCTTTTTCCGGTGTATGTCGTGCAGCAGTGAGAGTTTCCTTGCTGGGGTTCTCGTGATCAGTCTCCGTTAAGTAGGCGTTGATATACCCCTGAAGGCGTCCCGGGTAGTGATAAAACTCAGGGTGAGCGCTCCGGATAAGTGCAAAAATAGCGGCGCGGGAATAGTCCAGAATACCCGGGGTTGCGCGAAGTGCTGCGGACCATTCTTTGAACGGACTTTCTCTTTTCAGGACGATTTCTTTTGCGCGACGATAAACGCTGCCCGGAATTTCATAAATATTAAAATCCATCGGAAGTGTGGCTGCTGCAATCTCCACATCCAGCGTATCGAAGGTGTGTACTAAATTCGGATTGCGATCGGTTTTGTTCCCGCCACCGGCATTTGCACCGGAAGCCGTACGGGTGATACGCGAAACACGATTTCCTTTCATCCACTCTTTTGTCAGCAGACCCCGATCGGTGTAGTCAGCGTCCAGGTATGCCTCGAAAAAAGCAGTTATCAGTCCCAGGTCTGAATTACCGGGATTAGGGAAAACTTTGTCAGTGTCGCGTACCAGTTTGTGAAGGTCGCGAATCTCCAGCGGGTCGAGCAGCTTTGTTTTGTGAGAAATGGCCAGGGCAGTAACAGCCGGCAGTTCTTCCGCCCGTGCTATATGTAATGCCTGAAGTTCTTCCCGTGCAACGTGCGTTACTGGTTTTTCGCTGCCGTGTTGCGCAAGCCAGCGAATGGGCAGCTCCTGACCAGAAACCGGCAGGAGCATATTCTCCTCAATCTCCGTCATGTCTTCGCCGTTGACGTTGGTATTGTCAGTACTGGCTGGTTTCTCCTGCACGGAGGGAGAGGGCGCGATAAATACCATTGTAATGCCATCTTCCCCGCCTTTTTCGTATCGGTTGCAGAATTCGGTATCAAACACGCCTTCAGGTGGAAGGTCATTCACAACGGGTAAATGGACGCGAACGGGTTTTTTAAAGTCGTCTTCATCATAATCGTTGTCATCCATTGCGGTAATGCAGCGGGAGATGGCAACAGATAATTTTTTTGCTGTAGTCCAGTAAAAACCACCTTTAATTCCCAGACGTTTTCTGACTTTGTCATTTTTTGCTTCGCAATATAGCGCAAATTCTTCTTTATCAGTGCTCATTGATAAACCTCATTACAGATTTAAGGGTGAACAAATCCCTGCCATTGCTGGCATTTTTAATCCGTTGGTATGGTGTTAATATGGCTGGAGGGTTATCCAGCCGGTGTTTCGTTATTCAGGTACAGCGATACTTTTTTTACCGGGAGGCATTCACCAGAAATTTTTTGCTCGTCTCTTGCCTGGAGGCAGGATTCTTTACTGGCATAAATTCCGGTAATCACATTCTGTGATTCACCCGTTATAAGAAAAACCGTCATCATCAGTGCAAATGCTGAAGTCATTGACGTTCTCCGAAAATACCAAGTTCAAGAAGAGCAATTCGGGAAAGTATGGAATTATCATTGAGCAGATAAGGCTCATATTTCCTCATGTTAATGGCATCTTCAGTAAACTCCCGGTTACTGAGCAGAACACCAATATCAAAACAACCTTCAGACGTATTAACGTTTGGTAATAACGTTTCCATTATCGCGTCCTCAACAATGAATTTTGTGATGCAGTGCCTGGTGCCTCCAGGTGACGTTAACCAGTTAACAATTAACGCCGGATACAGAGAATCCACCCATAACACTGTTTTTGGTTTTAACTGTTCCGCGTGCGCTTAGCCGCATTCACCGCATCACAAAATTCACTTTAAAAAGGGCGGCAGAGCAGCCACGGAGTAAAACTGATACCGCCAAACGTCACCAGAAAATTGATAACAGAGGGCGTTGCAGCGGGGTTGTCACTTAAGCGTATGGTCAACCTGACAACCCGGTGTCCTCAATGGGGAAGGAATAACCCCGCCATACTTACCGCCGCGCCATTTCGCGGAGTGCCACAACCGGAAGCGCACGTTCGAAGAAATCTAACGACAAGCCTTCTAAGGGAAAGAGCTTCGCCGTACGCTTTCGCGTTATGCACTGACTTTTCAGGGAAATATCCTTTCAGTAAACTGTCAGTACCGGATTCTTATCCGTGTCCGGCGCACGACCACACGTGACAGCGTGTTGGTCTCCATTTTTAACCCAGAACCTCAATGGAGGATAAAATGCCAAACAAAAAAAGAAATCCGCTTATTGAAAAACAGATTGAATGCCTGGTAAATCAACTCAGGCAATCAGGGTTATTAAAAACTCATTCAGAGTTGAGGCTCACAGAATCAGCATTCGACGATAAATTAAATAATGTCCTTTATAATGGCATTATTGATTTTAATCGTTCTGTTGGTCGCCGCGGCCCTGCTGGTGTTTCCTTATAATTACCAGTCAATCCAGAGTGGACCGTGTTCAGCGTAAATATAACTGTACACATCCAGATTATATTTGTGGTCTGTTAAGAACAGGCCGCAAATACATGCCGAAGCTTCCAGTGCAGCGGCTCTGTTACTGAATAACCATGTAGCAACATTCCAGCGTTTTTCTGCATCCCAGTCTTTCTCAAGGCCTGATACCATGAAGAAACCGTTAGTGTTGCCATCAAATAATTCTGTTTCCAAATTTTTAAGCAATGCCTGATGGACTCTTGCCAGGTATTCCGCCGGAATTTCGCCACGAATTCTGATGAGATTGTCATAAACAAACATGTTCCCCGCATATGGCGATTTTTCTTTCTTGTTTTTTAAACCAGCATCATGAGCAAACTGATCAATTTCTTCTTCCGTTGGTTTCGTATTGATGTTTTGCGCTGTCGTTTCTGCAATTTTATTTGCCACACTCTCTGAGTCGTGTTTATTTATAGACGCACAGAAATACAATCCGGTAAACGCATCGCGCACATTACGAGCCATATTATCAGTGTCTTTTTTCGTTACCGATTCCAATTCAAGTTCGTTCAGACGATGACGAAGTGTGTGTGCTGCAATCTCCTGGATTGAAGGAGGTAAATCTTTAAATTCCATCGTCAACCTCATCAGTCAGTGTTTCTGGCTAACCAGCGACGCGCGCCAGCTTCAGTTTTAAACGTTTTGCTTCTGGTATACGTCATCGCGGTAAACGTGCCGTCCTGATTGGGAAACACGCCACATACCAGAGAT